CGGGGGCCAACGCCGGCCCTGCAAGCAGTGCCGTCTGGCCGTTCTTGCGGGCTATGGACAGATAGGCCCGCGCCGGCCCCGCTGGGTTCGAGTAGATTGTGAGCCACCTTCACGCGGCCCCTGAGACTTGCGATTTGATGGACCGCGCCGCGTGGCTTGCCGCCAACCCGGCTATGGGCGAGTTCAGAACAGTTGCCGACCTTGAGGATTTTGCAACGCAAGCGGCGCGACTGCCCGCGAAGGAAACAAGTTTTCGCTGGCTCTACCTGAACCAGCGGATTGATGCGACAGCGCCATTCATTTCGCGGGCGGCGTGGCAGGACTGCGCCGCAAGCGTGGTCGAAAGCTTCAAGGGCTTGCCGGTGTTCGGCGGGCTTGATCTGTCCGAGGTATCGGACCTTACCGCCTTGGCTCTGGTTGCCCCCGTTGATGAGGTTTGGCACGTCAAGCCGACATTCTGGCTTCCGGGTAAGGGGTTGGCGGAAAAGGCGCGGGCCGACCGAGTTCCTTACGATGTCTGGCACAAGCAAGGGTGGCTGACAGCGACGCCGGGGCCAACCGTGGATTACGAATATGTGGCCGAATATCTCGCCACGATCTGTTCTGAACTTGATGTTAGGAAGATCGCCTTTGACCGCTGGAATTGGCGGCACCTCAAGCCGTGGCTTCTGAAGGCTGGTTTTTCCGAAGATCAGCTTGAGGGGGACGTGGCGATATTCGAGCAGATGGGGCAGGGGTTCCAGTCCATGTCGCCCGCGCTGCGGGACTTGGAGGGCGCAATCCTGAACAAGACAATCGCGCACGGCGGGAACCCGGTACTGACCATGTGCGCAGCAAATGCCACGGTGCAGGCCGATCCGGCGGGCAACAGGAAACTTAGCAAGATCAAATCGCACGGGCGGATTGATGGAATGGTGGCGCTGGCAATGGCAATGAGTGTTGCGGGGACATGGCAACTGTCTGGCCCTGGCCCGACGCCGTGGGACTTGGACCCTGAATACAGGCTGGCGGTCTGATGCGGGTCATGGGGTTCGATATCAGGCGCAAGCCAGAGGTAAGGGAGGTTGCGCAGAGTGCGCCGAACTTCCTTGAGGCCTTTGGCTTGGGCTCCGGGCAGACCGCAAGCGGGGTGGTGGTCACGACCGAAAGCGCCCTTTCTGTTCCGGCTATATTCGCGGCTGTAAACTTCATCGCCGGGACGCTGGCGGGATTGCCGCTCAATCTTTACAAGCGGAGCGGCGAGGACCGCCAGCGCGTGACGAATGACCCGCTGGCTGCGATATTGCATGACGCTGTAAATGACGGCGTTTCATCGTTCGCGTGGCGCAAGCATAAGTTTGAGCAGGCGCTGACCGGCGGGCGCGGCCTGACGTTCATAGAGCGCGACGGCTTGGGCCGGGTGATGAACCTGTGGCCACTTGACCCAAGCAAGGTCACGATCAAGCGCGTGGATGGTTCTGCCATCTATGAATACCGGGAGCCGGGGCGAAAGCTGGTGCGGTATGAGGCAAGCGAAATCATTGATATCCCCTTCATGTTGAAGGCGGATGGCCTGTCGCATCGCGGGCCTATCGCCACCAATCGGGATGTGATTGCCCTCGCCATTGCGGCCACGAACTTTGGGTCGAAGTTTTTCCAGAATGGCGGGGTGCCACCGTTCGCTGTTACCGGGAATTTTGGATCCGGTGCGGCGATGGGGCGGGCATCTGATGACTTGGCCGAAGCGACACGCAAGGCTGCGCGGGAACAGCGTCAGGCTTTGGTTTTGCCGTCTGGTTTGGACATCAAGCCGCTTGGCACGGACGCACAGAAGTCGCAACTTGTCGAGCTTAAGCGGTTCTTGGTTGAAGAATTTGCGCGGATTTATTCGCTGCCGCCAACCTTCCTGCAAGACCTGTCACACGGAACGTTCTCTAACACAGAACAGCAGGATTTGCACTTCGTGAAGCACACGATCAAGCGTTGGGTCGAGGCATTCGAGCAAGAGCTGAACCTGAAGCTTTTTGGGCGCAAGAACCGCAAGCTCTTCGTTGAAATGAACATGGATGGGCTTCTGCGCGGTGACTTCAAGGCGCGGATGGAAGGCTACGCGCAAGGCATACAGAACGGGGTTCTCATGCCGAACGAGGCGCGGCGCATGGAAAACCGGCCAGATGATAAGGCAGGCGACATGCTGATGATTCAGGGGGCGACTGTGCCGATTGCGAACCAGATCAAGGCCCCGGCAGACACAGGAGCAGGCAATGACGGAGCGTGAGATTCGCGGCGGCATTGCCGCTGAAATCCGGAGCGAGGATGGCGGAATCCGGGTTTCCGGCTATGCCGCAGTGTTCAACCAAGAGGCAGATATCGGGGGGATGTTCCGCGAGGTTATCGAGCCTGGGGCTTTTTCCGATGCGATTGGCCGCGATGATGTAGTTTTCCTGATCAACCATGATGGCTTGCCGCTGGCAAGGACGCGATCCGGCACGCTGAAGCTGGCTGAGGACGCCACGGGGCTGCGGATGGAAACCGTTCTGGACGCATCAGACCCCGATGTTCTGTCTATCGTTGGCAAGATGAAGCGCGGCGATCTGGACAAGATGAGCTTCGCATTCCTGCCGGAAGTGCAGGAATGGGACGAAAGCGGCGATACCCCGCTGCGAACCATCAAAAGAGCCAGTCTTTTCGACGTGTCGATTGTTACGACCCCGGCTTATGACGGTACGAGCATCGGCCTTCGCCACCTTGAGGCGCATCGAACTGCGGTCAAGGCCAAGAATTTCAATGCGGCGGCGCGTCGCCATCGCATGAAAATGGACCTCGCCCTAAGGGGCAGAGAGAACGGCTAAGGCTGCCCGCCACAGCCCATTTCACATGGCCCGCATGGATTTGCGCGCCAGTCCCCTAGATGGAGATTTACCAAATGACGACGATCACGGAACTGCGTGAGCAGCAAGCGCGCATCCACACGAACGCGCGTGCCAAACTGGAAGAAGTCACCGACAAGACGCCCGAGGATCGGGCCGGTGAAATCCACCGCGAATTTGATGCAATGATGGCTGACTTCGACAAGTTGCAAGGCCAGATCGACCGCGAGGAAAAGCTGGAAAAGGTGGCGCGTTCGCTGACGGCTCCCGATCCGCGCCGCCCGCGTGGCGGGGAGCAGGCCAAAGGCGCCGACGAAGGCGACGCCCCGTCTTACCGTGAGGCCTTCCATTCCTACCTGCAAGCTGGTGGCGTCTTGGGTGACATGGCCCCGGAGGCCCGCAGCGTGTTGCAGACCGGCTTTGCCAAGGTTGAACAGCGGGCGCAGACGGCAGGCACGACCACGGCGGGTGGTTTTACCGTTCCGACCGAACTGCAAGCCATCCTCACCAAATCCATGCTGGCGTGGGGGCCGATGTATGACGAGGATATTTGCACCTCGATCACCACGGCCAGCGGCAATCCGCTGCCGATGCCGACTATCGATGACACCACCAAGACCGTCTCGGTTACGGGCGAAGGCGTCACGCTGGGCGACACCGGAGCCAAGGATGCCGTGTTCGGCCAGAAGCAACTCGACGCCTACAGCTACAACACGGAATGGCTGCGGGTTTCGTTCGAACTGGCAAACGACAGCATCTTTGCGATGGAACAGCTTCTGGGCGATCTCCTCGGCGAGCGCCTTGGCCGTCGCGCAAACAGCGAACTGACCATCGGCGATGGTACGGGCGACCCGAACGGCATTGTCACGGCGTCAACGCTCGGCAAGACGGCGGCTGCAATCGCGGCGATCACGTGGGATGAAATCATTGACCTTGAGCATTCGGTGGACCCGGCCCATCGGGCCTCGCCGAAAGCGCGCTACATGTTCAATGACAGCGTTTTGCAGGCGGTTCGCAAGCTGAAGGACGGGCAGGGCAACTACCTGTGGCAGATGGGCGACGTGAAGGGCGGTATCCCGGCGTCGTTCAACGGGCGACCCTATTCGATCAATCAGGCGATGGCGTCGATGGCGACCGGAAACAAGGTCATGCTGTTCGGCGACTTCTCGAAATACTATGTCCGCAAGGTGGGTTCGCCGATCATCGGGGCCATCCAGGACAAGGATTTCTGGCCGGGGTTCGGCATTGCCGGATACATCCGCATTGATGGCGAATTGGCCGATACCGCAGCGGTCAAGCATCTGCGCAACGCTTGATTGGCTTTCTGGTGGGGCGAGAGATTGCCCCACTTCTCAAGCCAATCTGGAGAAAAACCACATGAAAGTCAGGCTTTTGGTTTCGCGTTCTGGCGCAGACGGGGCATTTTCGGCGGGCGACGAGATTGATGTGGGCGACGCTGAGGCTGTCCGCATGATCGAGGCAGGGCAGTGCGAGCCGGTCAGGTCCGCGACGGTAGAGCGGGCTGTTTCGCGCGCCAAGCCTGAAAAAGCGGTCAAGTGATGTTTCTGCGCCGCACGGTTCCGGCGGCTTCCCTGCCGCTGTCGGTGATGGACGCGAAAGACCATCTGCGCGTGACTGATAGTCGCGATGATTATCTTGTCGAAGGGTATTTACGGGCTGCGCTTGAGGCTGTGGGGGAAATGTCGGGGCGGGTTCTTGCCGCTGAGACGTGGGCTATGTCGGTGGCCTCGGCCAGCGGCGACGTTCCCCTGCCGAAATGCCCTGTAATCTCTCTGACCAGCATCGAATATTTCGACGCAAACGAGACGGCGCAGACCGCGAATGTTGCTGATTTCTATCTGTTCAAGGACGATGACAAGGCGTTTTTGCGACCGAAAGCCGGGAAAAGCTGGCCGACGACCGCCAGTCGTGAGGATGCAATAACGATCACGTTTACGGTTGGATATTCGACCCTTCCGCATGGCCTCAAGAGTGCGGTCCTTCTGATGCTTGGGCATCTTTATGAAAACCGCGAAGGAGTCGCGGATGGAGGAAAGACGGCCATCCCTCTTGGGGTTGAAAGCCATGTCAACCTGCATCGCATTGGCTGGGTGGCGGCGTGATTGGCCAGATGGACCAGCGGATAACGCTGCAACGCTATGCCGAAACGGCAGACGGTGCGGGCGGCGTAACGCAGACATGGACTGATCTGGCAGACAACCCGTCAGTATGGGCGTCTGTCAAGGCAAAGGCTGGCCGTGAAGCGATGGATGCTGGCCGGGTGAACGCGGCTTATGTCGTGGTGTTCACGATCCGTAATCGGAGCGATCTGAGCGAGATGGACCGGATCCTCTGGAACGGCGAATATTACAATATCAGGGGAATCTTGCGGACTGGCGGGCGCGATTTGCGGCTGGCCATAGAGGCGGAGCGCGGGGTCGCGTCTTGAAGGTGACAGTCACCGGGATTGCAGACGTGAACCGCATCCTTGAGACGATTGCCCCGCGTGAGGCCAAAAACCTTATGCGGGCAGTGGTTTATGACATTGCCAAACAGCTTTCGGACGATGGGCAAAAGAACTCGCCCGATGATACCGGGCTTTTGGACCTCAGTATAAAGCCGAAGCGCGAGCGCGGCACACGAAACAGGATTGAGGCCAGCGTAACCGTTGGCCTGAGGGCATATTACTGGCGGTTTCTGGAATATGGCGACGGGCCGGATGGCGTCGAACACGCCATGTTTTTGAAAGCGCTGCAAGCAATGCGCCCGAATATGGACAGCGTTTATATGGAAACCTTCGTCCGCAAGCTGGAAGCACGGCTGGCGCGCGAGAGAAAGCGCAGAGGGATCTGAAATGGCGGCAATCACAGCAACGGCAATGACCGGGCCGGGGGTTCGGACCTTGGCCGAAACAACCCTGTCAGCATCTGACACGCTGGCCTATGACCCTGGCGTTCCCGGTAGCATCTTGGTTCTGCGGAACCCAACGGGCGGCGCTCTTTCCCCCACAATCACCGGCAGCGCCGCGTCATCTTCCATTGCCGTTTCCGGTTATGGCACGGTTTCGGCGGCGGCTGGTCTGGCGGTTGGCAGCATAGCGGCAGGGTCGGCACGGGTTATTCCGCTGGACAGCATCGCCCGATATCTTGAGGGCGTGGTGACGATCACAGGCGGCGTCGGCCTTGTCGCGGCGTTCCTGAAGTAATGGCCGCAGAGGTAGAGGTTCAACGGGCGCTTTACGGCGCCCTGAGTGGTCTTGGCTTGCGGGTCTATGACAGCGCCCCGCAAAGCGCGGATGGGGGCAGTGTGGCGGCGTTCCCCTATGTCGAAGTCGGCGCAATCGTCATGGCCGAATATGACACCACGACCGACACCGGCTTTGATTTTGTCGCCCGCGTCCACGTGCGCAGCCGATCCGCCAGCATGATGGAGGCCAAGACTTTGCAGGGTCAGATTTATGGCCGCCTGCACCTTGGCGACCTGACAATCGCTGGTCACACGCTGATCCTTCTCAGGCGAGAAACAAGCGATGTGACGCGCATTGCGGACGGGTCATTCCACGGCGTCTGCGAATATCGCGGGCTGGTTACTAAAAACTGAGTTCCCGGCCTTCTTGGCTGGGTGAGCCTATTCGTCGGGCCTTGGGCAAGCCCTTCCGAATGAACGCAGGATTGCGTCCATATCCCTTCAGATGGAGCCTTTATCATGGGAAAAGCGGCAGGCCGGAAGGCTGTTGTGGCAAAGAACGCCGTCGCAATCGGCGGTGTTCGTGTCTCGAATATCAAGATGGATAGCACGCCCATCGACGTGACCGACAAGGACAGTTCCGGGCTGCAAACCCTGCTCGGCGGTACTGATTGGGCGACGCGCGTTCTGTCGTTCGACGTGGAGGGGGTCTATACCGATCCGGTCTTGCGCGATATCGCCCTTGACCCGGCTGCATCGCAGACCTTCACCGACTTGACGTTCAAGTTCGCCGATGCGCTGGCAGCCAAGGACACCATCGGCGGCACGTTCTTTATGACGAACTACACCGAGGGCAACCCGTATCAGGAAGCTGCAACTTTCTCGGCGTCGTTCACGTCTTCCGGCACTTGGACGCTTAGCTGATGCAGGGCTTTGAAGACGTTACTTTCGGGTGGGGCGGGAAGTCTTACACGGTTCCGGCAAATCGCCAGATGGGGCTTGTCGCTCGTGTCGAGGACGCCCTTTCCGGGGACAGTGGCAGGCAAGCCATTTCCGTCCTGATGCAGCGTGAGGGCCCGCCCTACTCTCGGCTCGCAGCGGCTTTCGGGGCGGCGCTGCGCTATGCCGGGGCAGACGTGGCAGACGAAGAAATCTACCTGTCGATCATGGATGATTTCACGAAGTCGCGGTCTGATGTGGCGGCGAAAGTGCAGTCGGTGATCGTGGCGCTTCTCATGGTTGTCGCCCCCCCGGTTGGCCGGTCGCTGATCGGAGGGGGAAAGGACCAGCCAGAAAAAAAGGCCCATCCCAGAACTTCGTCAAAAGCGCCTACGAAGCCGTAGTCGGGCATGGCTGGGTCAGCCCTGCGGAGTTCTGGGCTTTGGCCCCCGGCGAATTCTGGTGGCTGTGTGACGCACACAAGGCGGCATCGAACGCCCCGGACAATCAGGAACTTCTGGATATGCTGAGAGAAGCGCAGAATGGCTAAGGTTGTCGGCGACATTGCCATTCAGGTCGGGGCCGATATTGGCCCGCTGGTACGTGATCTTGGCCGTGGCAGTGCAGCGGTTTCCGGCTTTGGCGGCAACGTCAACCGCCTGACCGGGGGATTCAAGGGAGCGGCTGTTGCGGGCACGGCTGTAGCTGGTGCGGTTGTCGCGGCTGGAACAGCCATCGCGGCGCTGACCAAGCGGTCCTTGGACAACATCGACGCGCTTTCAAAACAGGCTCGTGCGGCAGGCGTGTCTGTGGCGTCCTTTCAGGCGATGGCGCAAGTTGCTGGTGAAGCAGGGGTAGAGAGCGATAAGCTTTCTGGCCTTCTGGTCAAGATGCAGAAGAACATCGCCAGCTTGGGGCAGGGAGCCACGAGCCAGGTTGATGCGTTCGCCCGGATAGGCCTGTCGTTCAGTGATCTGGCAGGGCTTAAGGCGGATGAACAATTCAGTCTGATTGCTGAGGCCATTTCCAGCATTTCGGACCCAACGACAAAGACGGCGGCGGCGCTCGACGTTTTCGGCAAATCCGGGGCAGAAGCCCTGAATATGGTTGATGGATACGGCGCGGCGGTCGAGAACGCGGCGAAATTCCAGCGCGACTTCGGCATAGCTGTATCTGATCTTGATGCGCAGCAGATCGAGGCCGCAAACGACGCGATGGGGCGTCTTGGCATGGCGATGGATGGCCTTGGCAATTCTCTGGCCGTCAGGTTCGCGCCTTCCATAACTGTTGCAGCGGAAAGCCTGACTGGATTTATCGCCAAGCTGAATTCAGCAGCCTTTGAGTTGGACGCGGTTTTTACGAATGCTGATCGGGCGAAAAGCATTCTTGGGGAAGACCTGTTCAATTCCCTGCTTCGGTCAAAGCAGGCGGTTTCAGACAATATCGAAACACTGCGCGATATGGACTACACCTACTCTGATCTGCAAAGGACCGTCCACACGACCGCTGAGGCGATAGCCAACGATGGGTCGAGCCTTTTTGAAGTGGGGGCGGATGATCTTGCGATCCAGTTGGTCGATCTTGGCGCGAAGATGGATCAGACCGTCGCCGATTTCAACGCTGGTCGGATTGGCGCGGAGGAAATGAAAAAGCAACTCACTGACGCCACGTTGGAGGCGCAGCGGCTGCTTGAAGAAGCGTCGAAAATTGATGGCGTCAATATGGGCGATGCGATCAATCAGGTTGGCTTGTTATCGGGCGCGCTTGAATTTGCGTTCGGCGTGGCAAAAGCGCTCCGATCCGTCCTGCCGGGCGCGAGCGGGCCAGTTGATCCGGGGCAGTCGGACGACAAGGCGCAATCATTGGCAGATCGTCGCGCCGCGCTGTTCTCGCCACTCGCACCGCTCACCAGTATCCGCCCACAGATGGCCCCGCCGCTCTTGGGTGAACCGGGCGGTGCGTCATCTGGTGGTGGCGGTGGCGGTGGTTCGAACCCCTACGAAATCGAACTTGAGAACCTTCGGGACGCTCTGCTTTCGAAAGAGCAGATCGAGATTGAGAGTTACGAGCGGCAGCAAGAGGCGCTGCAAGCCGCGCTGGATCAAAAGCTGATCACACAAGAAGAATATGCGGCAATGATGGAGGAGGCCCAGCGTCAGCACGCCGAGACCATGACCAGTATAGATGCATTCAGGTATGGCGACAGTCTCGACCAAGCGGGCGCGTTCTTCGGCAACATGGCAACTGCCTTGGCCAACGGCAACGAAAAGATGGTGAAGATCAGCCGGAAGTTCGCTGCTTTGGAAGCGTTCATTTCCACGATGAAGGGCGCGGCAAAGGAGATTGAAAAAGGTACATTTGGCTTTGCATCGGCGGCGGCGGTCATCGCGAAGGGCATGGCGTTTGTCTCAGCGATCAAGTCTGGGGGCGGTAGCGGTGGGGGTGGGGCATCTTCTTCCGGTGGCGCACACACCAGCGCAGTCCAGCAGGCCGTGCCGCCGCAGCCTCTTGACGTGCGGCTGTCTGGCCTTGACCCATCATCGCTTTACTCCGGCGCTGCGATTGGCTCGCTCCTGGAATCTCTTTCGAAGGAAGCTGGCGACCGTGGGTTCCGGCTGATGGTGGCGCAATGAGCCTCGCGATTGCTTCGGCCCGTGCTACCGCGCTTTCTGCCGCTGGAACGCAGGAAAACCCCATATTTGCATGGGATAACATGGCGGCGCGGGCATCGGTGATCACGTCAAACCGTCCTGTCTTCTCCGATGGCGCGCTATTGAACGCGGTCAGCGGAACCACATTCGATTTCTGGAGGCCACAGGACTCGGCGAGCATTACCAGCCCGACCTTTCAGATGGACATTGGATCTGCGGTCGCGCCGGATTTCTTTGGGCTGATCGGGCATAACATCAAGACAGTGGGGGTCGCGTCCGTCGATATCCATTCCAGCCCTGACGCTGCGGCGTGGACTCTGGTGAGCACGATAACTGTTGCTGGGTTGAATGGGGTCTGCGACGGGCTTTACATCGCCACCCCCACGGCGCGGCGATACTGGCGCTTGACCTTCAATAGCCTTCCCGCTCTGGCGAAGATGCAGGTGGCCGGGATATTCATGGGGCCGGTTCTGACCTCTCCGCAGCGCGTGTATCAGGGCTATGCCCCGGTGATCACACCTACAGAAGTTGAACTGCAATCCAACGTGTCGGCTGGCGGGAATCTTCTGGGGTCGGCGATTGTGAAGCGCGGCAGTCGGGTTTCTGCGTCGCTCAGCCATATCCCGGAAGCGACAATCCGGGGCGCGGTTTGGAAAGGTTTTCAGGCCCACTTCAACGAAGGGAAGCCGGTTATTTTCGCGTGGAGGCCCACCACTTATCCCGATGATCTGCACCTGATCTGGCGCGACGGCGGGGTAATCCGCCCTACGAACAGTGGCCCGCGTGCGCTGATGGATGTGCAGATCGATGCGCGCGTCTTCGAGGGCTGAATCATGACTATCGGACGCAAGCCCATCCAGATTGTTGAAATCGACATGCCGCGCTGCACCCGCACCTACGGGTCACTGCCTTGCACGGCAGTTTTGGGAACGACCGGAACGAAAAAATGCTACAACACCAAGAAAACGTGCCAATCGGTCGCAACCTATGCAGACGCCCCGTTCACTATGCGGTTTGGGCAGAACCAAGGCGGCTTGCCAAAGGACGTAACGGTATTTCCGGCGCTGCGGTCGGTCAGCGCGCGGGCGGGCCGGGTGAACCTATCTGGGATTGACCCAAACCGCTCGCCACTAGGTCAGCGTGCGCGGGTTATGGTGTCATTGCAGGACTTCGCATGGCAAGACACAGAGACGGACCCCTACCAGTCCGAGCGAGTCAGCGGCGCGGCGCAGTCGGACGGCATCGGGTATGACCCGAAAGGGCGCGGCACGTTCTTCTCGCGGTTTCACGCACGCTGGCCGTTCTTTCTGGGCAAATCCCTGCGGGTCCTGGACGGATATGAGGGCGATGCTTTCGCGGCGATGCGAACCCGCCACTTTGTGATCACCGAATGGAAGGGGCCGAACGCGGCAGGGCAGGTGACAATCACCGCCGCCGATATTCTTGATCTTGCGGATAGTGCAAAATCTTTGGCCCCCGCCCCATCGCGAGGCAAGTTGCTGGCAGCGATCACCGCCTCTGAATTGGCAGCGACACTGACCCCGGCAGGCGTCGGCGCCGAATACGCGGCCAGCGGGCAGATTGTCATTGGCAGGGAGATCATGGATTTTACCCGGTCAGGTGACGCCCTGACCCTTTCGGCGCGCGGAGTACACGGAACAACTGCGGCAGCGCATTCCGTGGGCGATCTGGTTCAGGAGGTGCTTGTCTATGACGAAATGCGCGCCGATCTGATCGTGTCCGATCTGTTGCAGACCTTCGCTGGCGTGCCATCGGCCTACATTGACGCGGTAGCATGGCAGGATGAAGTCGAGCGGTGGCTGGGTGGCGTGACCTTCTCAGCGGTGATTGCCAAGCCCGAAGGTGTTGCGAAACTGGTGGGCGAGTTGTGCCAGCATGGCATGATGATCTGGTGGGATGAAATCGCCCAGGAGGTGCGGCTGAAGCTGAACCGTCCGCTGGATGTCGGCGAAACCTACTACGTTCTGAGCGATGGCGGTTCGATCATAGAGGGCACAGCCGAAATCGAAGACGCCGAGGATGAGCGCGCCAGCCAAGTGCAATTCTGGCACGGTGTCATTGACCCGACCCAGACGATGAACGGGCAGAACTTCAAGAAACTGGTGGTGTCGGTCGATGCCACCAATGATTATGGCGAAGACCGTATCAAGGTCATCTATTCGCGTTGGTTTGGCAGTGAGGGCAACGATGCGGCGGCGACTGTTATCGCGGAGCGGCTGATTTCGCGATACTTGGCGGTGCCGCGCAACCTCAGTTGCGATCTGGATGTGAAAGACCTTGCGACGATGGACCTGACCGCGCTGGTTGAGGCTCATACGCGGCTGATCACAGACGATACAGGCACCGTTGCGCCCTACCCGATGCAGGTGCTTTACCGCGAAGAAATCGAGCCCGGCAGCCGGTTCAGAATTGAAGCGCAAACCTTCAATATCGAAGGGCGCTTTGGCTGGATCATGCTGGATACCGCCCCGGACTATGACGCGGCAAGCGCCACAGAAATTGCGGAAGGCTGTTTCATCGTGGATGAGGCAATTCTGTCCTTCCCTGACGGCACCGATCCATACGTGATGTTTTGAAGGGCGATCATGGCGACCTGGAATCCACTAACCGATACTGAAACCGGCCATAAAAAGCCGGTCGTGATGGGTCTGTTCCGACGCTTGCGGGATATGGTCCTCGCGGTAGTCGAGGGCGCGCCGGGCGCTCCCAGTTTGTCCTTTAAGGCGTTGGGAACGCTTGAGCCTGGTGCAAGTATCCGGTCCAGAATTGATGCAATGAATAGCACAAGCTCCGTCAGTAACGTGACGGAGCATCAGTTTGAATTCATTCAAACCGGAACTATTCGTGTGACGCTTCAGCACAAGGCAACGGGTGGCGGCACAAGCACCGTCGATGTTTATAGGCAGAGAAACGGTGGAAATACGCTGATGGCCACATGGGGCACAGCATCTGCTTCATATCAGGCGCGGTCGGTTGATATTGATGTCGAGCCGGGGGATCTGGTGGCCATTCAGCACCGGACAACATCTGGGGCTTTCCCATCCGATATTGCGTTCATGCGCTTTCAGACAAATGGCCAGAACCTTTGGCCGGGACGCGCGCAGCGTGTCGAGGGCAACACTCTGTGAGGAACCATGTTCGCTGAACTACAATATGCAAATCCTGAAGGGACGATGATCCGCGCTCGTCGGGATGACGATTCCATCAGGATCATCGAGCCATCTTCCGGCGAACTTTGGCAATCAGCGGTCGGTGGCGCGTTCGGCAGTATTGCGGGTTACGTCGCACCGCCCCCGCCACCTGTTACAGCCGACGCTGTGAACGCCGAACGCGACCGCAGACTGGTGGCTCCGTTCACGTTTCAAGGCCATTCGTATGACCGTGGCGCGCAAAGCCTTCAGCGGATCACTGGCGCGGCCACGCTGGCAGGGTTTGCGATGGCCGCAGGGGCGCAGGCTGGCAACTACCTTTGGCATGGCGGGCAGTCGCCATTTTCATGGATCACGGCAGCGAACGATCTGGTGCATATGGACGCGCCCACGGCATTCGCCTTCGGGCAGGAAGCCGCAGCGGTTGAAACCCGGATTATCTTCGCCGCCTTCGCCCTGAAACAAATGAACCCCATCCCGGAAGACTTAGCCGATGATGGGTATTGGCCATGATCCGGCGCTATCTGGTCAACTTGCTGATTTCCGTCGATCAGCTTGGCAACACGATCCTGGGCGGCGACCCAGACGAAACCATTTCATCCCGAGCCGCAAAGAAGGCGGATCGGCGCGGATGGAAAATCCTCGCACGACTGCTTGAAGCAATCGACCCCGGCCACTTGGCCCGCGCCCGCGAAGACGACGAAGGCGCGAACGGGTCGTTCTGAACCACTGAAAACAACCGACTGGCAAGACCCTCTTGGGGGAAAGGATAAGGCATGGCTACGTTCACGAAAATCAATGCGTTCGTTGAGGCATTGGCCCACAAAAAGCACGATCTCAGCGCGGATACGCTGAAAGTGATGCTGACCAACACCGCGCCGAACCCGGCAACGGCGGCGGTCAAGACTGACATTACCGAAATTGCGGCTGGCAACGGCTATGTTGCAGGCGGCTTCACGGCGACGCGGATTTCATCTTCCCAGACGGGTGGCAGCTACACGCTGAAACTGAACGATCTGCCCGCTGCCTTCACGGCCACCGGGTCTGTCGGGCCCTATCAATATGCCGTTCTCTACAACGATACGGCGGCATTGAAAAATCTGATCGGCTTCTGGGACTTCGGCGGGGCAATCACTCAGCTTTCCGGTCAGGCATTTTCGTTCGATCTGACGGACGCTGCCGGAACCGTGATCACGCTGTCGTAAGGGCCTGCCATGCACGCCTTTACGCTGGTCAATGAGCAGGGGTCGGCAACGATCACCGAAGCCGATATGGCCGGTCTGCGCATCAGGATCAACGGCGGCGCTTGGCAGACGCTGACCGCCGCTGGTCTTACGCTGGCCTATACGGCTGGCGATCTGGTGGTATCTGGCCTGACCGGATCTGAAACGTCCGTTGAATTGCACTTCGAACAGCAGCAGCCCGGCGAACCTTATTCAGCGGTCGATACAGTTGGCACGGCCAACACGACCGGCACGTCGATCAAGAGCGTCTATCTGCGCCACGCGACCGGCCCCCGGCCCGCGCTCGGGGCGGTCACGGACAACCTCTTGCCCGGCCTGCCCCTTGTTTCAACCAGACAGAGCGTTCCGGTGGTGGCGACATGAGTTTCTATTTCCCGGAATGCAACGCGCAGCTTCAAGGCTCGGCTGGGGCGGTTTGGGTAAACCTGCCCACTTCTGCATCATTCAAACCGGCGAACCGTGGCTGCGTCACGGGCCTGTGGGTGGAAACCCCGCCGAACGGGTATGAGAACAACGTCACCTACAATATCCTGTCGAAAGGGGCGGGATATACCGGCGGAAACGATGGCTATTTGCGGTTCAACCAAGCCGCATCGACGCTGACCCTGCTCTGGAAAAACGCTGGCACGACATACATGAATACCAGCGTGACGGGCATCCCGTCCGCGTCCAGAATGCTGGTCCTTCTGATCGTCAACGCCGCGAATTATCACCTTGTCGTCTGCGTTCCCGGGTCAGCTCCGATTGTCACGACCGTTGCCAGCGCCACGCCTTACACGACCAACTTTTCCGCTGTGGATTTCTGGAGCCGCTTGGGAGTCGGAAGTGCCGCGACCTACGGCCATTACGGGCCAATGGAGGAAGCCTTTTTCCTGCTTGGGGAATTCCCTGAGGCTTCGAATATCCCTGATGACACGTTGATCCGCAACATTGCGGATGGCACGCAAGACCTTGCCACGCTTGATGCGCAACTGACCGGGACGGTAGCGAAAAAATGGCGCTACCGGATGCAGCAACAGGACGATTTGTCTGATGCATATGGCATCGCCGGGACGCTGGCCTCAGTGAACACGACAGCGGACAAAGTTATCTTGTCGGGTGGCCCGTTGCGGCCACGATCCTTGCGCCCCACGCCATGTCTGGCGCTGGCCTCGCAAGTGGCATTCGGTACGGTCGGCAACACGTCTACAGCATTTGCGGATATTAAGACCGAAGGCGGGACTTATAGCGGGATTTCCCCTGCGGCCATTCATGCGCGGCTGCGCAAGGAAGATGGGACTACGCTTGTAGACTGGCAGGTCGTGGACGCCGCTCCGGCTGGCGGGACATGGGCGGCTGGGCAATTCAGCGGCGTTCCCTACACCGCCGGTTGGCTGACCTGTGACTTCAAGGCCGTTGATGGCGGCGGGGCGCAACTTGGAGATATCGTATCATCGCACGGCTGGAAGGGGGCCGGGTTCAACGTCCTATTCGAAAGCCAGTCGCAAGGGACTTATCTTTTCGACACGGGCAACGGCAAGGCCATCCCTTCAACGATGCGCGCGCAAATGATCCACACCAACTCATCGGGTGCGGCATGGCGGGTCAAGAAGCTTTCCGACCTGAACAGTAATTCCCGGATTGCACGCGGGATGCGGCAACTTGGTATCGAGATCAACACGATCTATCCGGGTGCGCCGGTCAGCCTGTCAACGGTTGGCGTTCAGGGCCAAAGCCTGAGCGCGTGGAACACTGGCGGCGCGTTCGCGAATATGTGGGGCGACTTCAAGGCGTTCGTTGGTCTGTGGCAGCCCGGTTATCTGTGTTTTATCGGACACTCCAATCCGACAGCCAGCTATGAAACCGTTCTGGGCGGCGTGATTGCCAAGGCGACAGCTGACGTAGGGCCATTCCTCGGCCAAATCTATGCAGGGACCGCGCGCTATGCCGGGTCAGGAACGGGTTCAAGCCATACTGACAGCCTGAATGCCCGCGAAGGGGCGCGCGACCGTGTAGCCAACAACCCCACAACGGATTGGTGGGCCGCGCATCCCCAAGTTATCAAGGACGATACCGGCGACACCGGGCCGCACCCTGCGGATTTGGACGTTGGGCAGGGCAGGCACGGCGCACTTCTGGCTTGGGGCCTTATGGGGCGATGCAAGGCGGTCGAGGACGTTCCAGCCACGATCACTGGAGCGGTAAAGATCAGCGGCGGGACGCAGCTTAGGCTCGTCATTGGGCCGGTCAACGCTGAGGGCGCATCCCCCGTCACCCTTGCCGCTGGCGCTGGCACGTTTGGCCTGTCTGGCGGCGATATATCCGTTCCGGTTGGTGTCAGCCTGAGCGCGGCTGACGGGGTGCTTGCTTTCACCGGCGGTGGCTTGGCCGTCCCGGTTGCGGTCGCATTGCAGGCCGCGTCGGCCACGATTGGACTAACTGGCGGCGATCTTTCCAACCCTGCTGGCGTCACGTTGGCGGCAGGCTCTGCGTCTTTCGCTTCGACAGGTGGCGGGATTTCCAGCCCGGTAGGTGTTGCTTTGCAAGCGGCAAGCGCCGTCTTTTCGCTGGCTGGCGGCGGGCTTGCTGGTCCTCTCGGCGTGCTTCTCTCCGCCGCCGCTGCACTGTTCAGCATGGCGGGTGGGCAAATCGGTGCCCCTGTCGCTGGTCTGTCGCGCCGTCGCATCGCCACGCCCGCGCAAAGCCGCAACGGCGGCATAACCTCAAGGGGATAGAATGGCTGATATATTCTACATCAAGCGGGGCGATACATCGCCCGCGCTGCGCTACACGCTATTGCCGTCACCCATCGATCTGACCGGGGCAACCGTGCGGTTTTCTATGCGGATGCGCGGGCAAAACGCGCCGGAAATCGACCGCGTATTAGCCCAGATCGAAAGCCCCGCGACGGCTGGCGTTGTCCTCTACAACTGGCAGTCCGGCGATACAGCCACGGACGGCGAGCGCGAATGCGAATTCGAAGTCACCTATGCCGATGGCTCGATTGAGACGTTCCCCAATTACAGCTTCGAAACAGTCCAGATCGGTGGAGACATATCATGATCGTCTACAAATCCAACGGATCAAAGGTGGGCGATGGAATGCGCATCACCGAAGTTTCTGGCAACGGAACCGTGTTCAAGGTCTGGACCGGGACGGCCTATTCAGAGGTTGAACTGAAGCCCGATGTGGTCAACCCTCCACCGCCTCCACCGCCTCCACCGCCTCCACCGCCTCCACCGCCTCCACCGCCTCCACCCGGTCCCGTGACCCCGCCTGTCATCGGCGGCACTGTTGCGACCTCGGCGAGCGATCTTCTGGCTAAGCTGCAAGCCTTGGGGCCGGGGGATCACACAATCGGGATGGCTGATGGCCACCATGATGCTTGTGTCTTGCGCGGGATCAACACCGGCGGAACCGTCACGGTTGTTGCCGAAAACCCCGGCAAGGCTCTTTTTGACCGCCTGCATGTCGAAACCGGCTCCGCAGGGCTGACATTCAAGGGCATCGGGGGCCTGCCGAAAGCGGCGATTACGCCAAGCTCCACCCGCGAATTCCTGTTCATGGCCCTGCCGGGGTCGAGGAATATCCGTTTCGAGGGTGGGCTTCTCATGGGCCGATCCGATGCGGATAGCTGCATGGATTGGGCCAAATCGGACTGGCAGGCATGGAAAATCGGCGGCATCCAACTCAGAGGGGCCGATTGCGCCGCCGTGGGTGTAACCGCCAAGGGCATCAACTTCGGCTTTGAAGCCGCACAAGGTGGCTTGAATGGCCTGATCGAAGATTGCACCGCCTTCGGGATTTCCGGGGATGGCGGCAGGATCAATGCCAACGGCGCAACCTTCCGGCGCAACCGCTTCACCGATTTTGTCCTGATCGACGCGAACCACCCGGACGGGATTCAGGCATTCGGGAATTATTCGGGCGGGGTCTATGCCCTGCTTTCGAATATTTCGATTGAGGACAACACCATTCTTGAATGGACCGTTCGCGGGGATAATCCCCTGCGCCTGAACCCATCCCCCGGCATGAAGCCTTACGGGGTCATGCAGGGGATCGGCTTCCACAATTCGCCCTATGCCAACGTGACCATTCGCCGGAACAAGATTGCCACGGCTCACGCGGTCGGCATGGCGTTGCGGGGGATCAACGGGCTTATTCTGGATGAAAACGAATGTTCCAACATCGACAAGGGGACCGCGAATTATGATGGCCGGTTCCCGTGGATCGACGCCAGCGGTTGCGTGATCGGCAGCATGATGGACAACAAGGCTTGTTCCTTCAAGGGGCAGGCTTTGGGGACGGTTGTTCCATGAGATACCTCTATCCCCAACGCAAGCGCATGGAAATCATATCGGCGATCTTCGCCGGTGGGTTTGGTGTTCACATCTGGGCGGCGAGCTTCGCATCGTCGCCCTTGGCATGGGCCGGGGTTGATACGCCTTCGGCCCTGATCTTCGGCCAAGTGATGACCCTTGCCGCCTTGGTTCACGCCTTGGGGGTCAGGATCAACGGAAGCTGGCGGTTTTCGCCTGCGCTCAGGCTGCTTGGCATGACGGTTCACACCGGCTTGTTCGGATACCTGGCTTGGGCCGGGATCGGGCAGACCGCTGGATATACCTACGCATGGGGCTGTGTGGCTCTGATGTATGGCGCGATGAGCGCGCTCGAGGACACGAAACGCGCGCTCGGGTGGGATGCTAAATGGAACCAAGCTTGATTGAAACGCTGATAGGTTACGGCCCTTGGGGCGTGGCGCTGGTAATTCTTTTGCTCATGCGCAAGGAAATTGCCGCCGTCATTACTGCCCCGAAAGATGACAGGGCGGTTGAAGCACTGCTTGGGGAAATAAGCAGGCAATTCGCGGCGAACATGGAACTTTTCCACGTCACCAACGGGCATTTGAGCGCGGTGCATGAGCTGCTTTCGCAGTCATTGCAGGTGACGCGCCGGATGCTTGAGGAAATGCTGAGGGGGGCGAAATGAAGTCCAACTTCGAAGCCTGCATGGCGCATATCTTCGCGTCCGAAGGCGGATACGTTGACCATCCGTCCGACCCTGGCGGGGCAACAAACATGGGCATCACCATCGGCACCCTGTCGCAATGGCGGGGCCGCAAGGTGACGAAAGCGGACGTGAAGTCTCTGACCAAAGATGAGGCCACGAGGATCTATGCCGCGAAATACTGGAAGCCTGTTCAGGGTGATGATCTGCCCGATGGGCTTGATCTGGTGGCCTTCGATGCGGCAGTGAATTCCGGCCCGTCGCGCGGGGCGAAATGGCTGCAACAGGCGCTTGGCGTTACGGTCGATGGCAAGATCGGCCCGCAGACGATTGCAGCGGCGCAGGCCACCTATGCTCCGGCTGCGATACAGCGGGCGGTCGGGTTCCGGCTGGCGTTTCTTCGGAGCCTGAAAACATGGCCCACCTTCGGCAAGGGCTGGACCGCGCGAATGCAGCGACTTGAGGCCTCGGCCTTGGCGATGGCTGATCACAAGCCCGTGGCCAAGCTGATCACACCAAAGCCTGTTGATGACAGCATCCCACCGAAGTCCGACCCGCAAGCCTTCGGTCTGGCGTGGCTCATCAAATTCATCTGGCAGGGGCTTGGCCTGCTTATCGGGAGACGGAAATGACCAAAGAACTGATTGGGGCCTATACGAAGGTCGCTGGCTCGTATCCGGGCTACATCAATGTGTCCCGCGATGGCGACACTATCACTTTGACCGTTCGCGGTGATCCGGTGATCAGAGAAAATGCCGGGTTTATCTGCGCCTATGCGCATGAAAAGGGTCAACTCGGTCGCTGCACCCCCGGTGACGAGAACTGCAACAACTACTGCAATGAGGCCCCGGAAAAAGGGCCGATGCAGGACGCGCCAAAGCCCTGCACTCAGGTTTTCTGTGGCGAAACCGTCACCATCACACTTACCGCCGCTGAGTTTGAGGCAGTGGCCGCATTTCTCAAGGGGGGCATGAAATGAACTGGACACTCATCCGACTGTTGACCTATCTCGCGGGCCTTGGCGCATCCGGGCTGGCGCTTTACGGGCTGGCTGACTTCGACCCGGCAACCGGCGTCTTGGATCTGCATCCGATTGACCTGTACGGCTTCGTTGGCACCGCTGGTGGCGTTGTGTCGTCGGCCCTTGCATCGCTGGCCGTGTGGCGAGGATGGGGCGCGAAATGATCTGGCAGCGCCCTACATCGTGGTCCGCAGAAACGGTTGACGGGACTTGGTATGCCGAACGCGATCCGCTTGGCAGTATGTGGACGCTTCATAAGCTGCGCGGGCGCGGGAAAGGGGTTATTGGCAGGTTTCGCGGCATGAAGGCGGCAATGGAGGCCGCGAAATGATCTGGACCGTTCTGTCCGTCATAGCCCGCTTGCTGGGTCCGGTCCTGCCGTTCTTGGCCACATGGGTAGCGGCAAAGCGAGACGCCCGCCAGAAGGCCAAGATCGAGCGGCTGGAAGCGGATGCAAAGGCGGGCAAGACGCGGAAGGGGATTAACGATGACGTGGAGGATGATACTGGTCTTGTTGATCGCGCCAAGCGTTCTGGCGTCCTGCACAAGCGCGGCAAGTAACTGTGCGGGCTGGGAGAAGATTTCAACTGGTAACGCGGCGACCGTGGAATGGCTGGCGGCGAATGATCCGGCATTTCTGCGCCAGACCATAGCCCATGCCGAGTTCGGTCATGCGCAGGGGTGCTGGTGATGGGCTACGTCGTGGCGTTCGCGGTCGGCTTCCTCGCGGCGCTGGTGCTGGTCGCACTGGCGGCGGCGGCAGACCCGGATAACAACTGATGCTGGGCCGCTTCGCATTCGTCGCGGTGTTCGCCGTCGCCTCGCCCGTTGGGGCTGACGAACCCACTAACGGCTGTATGCCCCGCGCCGATATGGCAAAGGCTCTGGCCGATGGCTGGGGAGAACAATCCGTATTCCAGGGCCTGCACTCTGACGGCCTGTCGCTGATCGAAATATTCGCAAATCCGGGCGGGACGTGGACTGCGGTGGTGGTAAGGGCAGATGGCACCGCCTGCCCGGTCGATGCAGGCGGATCGTGGGTGGCGTTCAAGGTCGTCGCCGGGGTTGATGGGTGATTTGGTAGAACGGGCAGGGATCGAACCTGCGATAAACCCGTTATGAGCGGGTGGCCTTGACCACTTGGCTACCGTTCTATGTGCGGCAGATGTCGGACTTGCCGATACATCCAGCCCGCTGCCGCTCGGGGTCTGGACTAACAGGTAGAGCGCGGGCCGGTCGCTACTCCGGCTCCCGCGTTTACGGACCACTTGCCACCCGAAGGCGCTTTACGTCAATCTCGCTTGCGTGTCTGCTTTCCACGCCGCCGCGCTCTGGGGGTGCGTAGCTCTAAGGAAGCCTTGCGGCACGTCTGCCACGTCCTATTTCTCAGACCACTACGCACCGCCAGAAAGCGGCACAATCATCCTACCACAGAAGCATCAGCGCGCAACTTCATTGGGGGTCATGGCTTCCTCGCGCGGATAAGAAATGCTGCCTGCGCCAGTGCATCGAAGGCATTGACCGTTATGCCCTCGCGAGACTGGAACTTTGCGCATTCCGCTTCGTAAGCCTGCACCATTTTCGCACACGCTTCCCGCTCCGCCAGAACAGCGGCTTCACGATCAGCCCTAGCCGATCTTCGGCTATCGCGCGGGCCTGCCAGTCGGTGATGGTGTAGGGGCGGGTGGTCATGATATTGCCGCCCCCGATCTTGATGATCGTTCGCAAGCCACCGAAAGCGCGCGGAAGGCCCTGTCTTGTGCTTCAACCACTGAAATGTTCTTTGACAAGACGGCGCCCCTATCAAGGGCATAAGTGGCTAAATTCAACAGAGCCTGCGCCTCAGCTTTCGACAGCAACAAAACGACTTGATCAGCCTGCTTAACATAAGCACTCATCACTCACCCCCTTCCAGCTTGCGACGGGCGGCACGAGCGCGGTCAATGCACGCGTCATAACCGCCCTCAAAATCGGCTACTTCCACATCGTATTCTGTGTCCATCTCATTCGTTTTCTTCTGGCGGAAGTGCCCTTGGATTTCGTCGTAGCGAAACACATGCTTTAATCTCAGATTCTTCATCACTCACCTCTCAGCTTTTTGATTTCGGACAGGGCGGCGCGGACGGCGCGGAACTCCTTGAATGTGAGCCTCAACGGCCCGTTCTGGGTTATAAAGCTGATGGCCACCCCATCGTCGTTCCAGTTTCGGGCGAACATTTCTCCGGCCATTTCGTCGAAAGGAGCCAAAGCCTCCTCTGCCTTGATCAGCGTGGCGGCTTCTGGCGTGGGTGCGCGGCGGTTCCATGCAGCGATGGCGCGATCTTCGGCAGGAGGAATATTCAAGGGGCCATGAAACTTAGGGGAGCCAGCCGCCCCGCACCCACGGCACCAGACTTCACGTCCGTCGCGGATATGGCGGGTTGATGCCTTATCTCCGCAAAACGGGCAGGGTAGTAGGTCGCTCGTCTCCTTGGTGTCAGTCATCGAAAGTCCCTTTCTCGCTCCATGCGCCGGAGGCACTCCACCATGGTTTCGCCGTGATGCAGATCATAGCCGCAGCCAATCGTGCCGCCCTTCCACGAACCAGACCGTTCGCCGACTTCATCGTTGAAACGCACGTCAATGCTTTCTTTGGTCCATTTTGGCCATCCAATCATCTTGAATGCCCTGCGACACAGAATATGTCTGCGCTTGCTGACGGTAGCCGTTCGGTTCTGCACGGTTCCGTTTCGTAGGGTGTAGGTGTATGAGTATACTTCGGAATACGGCTTTGTTGAGTGGTCGAATACGTCGCGCCAAGAACCGTCCGCGAGTTGGTGTTCATAAGCGAGTGTGTGGAGGCACCATGGCCAGTCGAATGACTTCCGGCGCAGGCCCCAATGAAACGTTAGACCGAACTCACTAGAAGCGTAGGCCGACCATTGTGGGCCATCCATTGAAGGCCACGGATGCTCCGTAATCCCGAGCGGCAGAACGATGGTCAGTCGCCAAAGCTTCAGGAATAGCATCCGATCACCCATGTCGGCGTCGTTGCTGTGTACATGCACCCCGCCGCCAAAATCCCATCCGCTCTTTTTGGTGGAGATTTCTACAGACTGGTCATTTCTAAGCCACCCACGCCACAATCCGGGCTCTTTCGCCGTATATTTAAATATACGTCCCATCACATCATCCCCCATATCGCCAGAGCGACCCCGACAAGTGCGCCAAGCAGGACACAGCCCCACACGATTGCCGCGACGGATTGACAGACATCACATTCGTCCTCGATATGGCTGGGAAGGGTGTCGTAGGGGTGGGGATCGGTGATCATTGTTCACCCTCCGCTGGAATGGTCCACGTTTTGACGGGGAGTGGGCGGGTGAGAAGGTGCTGGATATAGACGCCAAGCCTTTCGGTAGATACCCATGACCCGTCTCTCTCGCGGACAATCAGATCCTCGAAAATCATCCAGTCCTTGATGGTCTTCCCCACCTCTGTGTGAAGTAGATGCCCGAGCCGCCCCTCGGGGTCCCCGGATGCGAAGAACGCCAGCATGAATTCCAGATGCAGGGGCGATAGCGGGAAGTGCGGTAGTTCGGTCATTCGCCCCTCCGCTTGTATGCAGCCGCGATGATGGCGATGGGGGCGATCACCATGGCTTGGTAGCCTTGCCTTGATCTTGCAGACTCTTGACGCGGAACAGTTCATCTAGGAGCCCATCAACGTGCGTGGCGAGCTGTGCTCGAAAACCGTCCTTCAGTGCGGCGGTTACTGATACTGCTGCTTGCCGCATTTTTTCGGAGAAATCATTCGCACATATCTGAGCCATCATATATTCGGCTCGCGTTATGGCGTTGTGTTGCGACGTCACTGCGGGTCTTCCGCTTTTGTCTACACGCTCAGACCAGTAACCATGAACCAGCCTGTTCAATTCATCTCGTATCGTCGTGGGTTCGCCCCGCTTGGTGCCGTAACTATCTACCGGCTGATAGGCCCGATCAAAGCCATCACGGACGGCCGCGTCCACAGCCTCAGACACAGCATACGCCGCGCGATCCGCGAAAAGCTTGTCCACGCGCGTGTCCAAATTTTTCTTGACCATTTCCCATAGGTCGTCGTCTTCTATGAAGGATCTGGAGGCCTTCTCGACAATAAGAACTTTCATTTCTTCGGTATCAAACTGCATATCAGTTTTCCTTATTTTGGGTTGTCATTGCCGCGATCTGCGCGGCCTTCGCCCGACCCACTTCGCAGGCGCAGATCGTGATCGTGTATAGGTCGCCCGTTTTCAGGCCCATCAGGTAGGGTGCCTTGGTGTAGCCAGCGCCGTGGCAGTCGGGGCAGGGGTCAGTCATGGCGTTTCCCCAATGCCATCTCGATTTGATCGTGCAGGCCAACCGTATTGGGTGCACCGTTAAGAGCCGCCTGCGCCTCAATCAGTGCCCATTTAAGTTCGTCCGCCCACTTTTTCAGCGCCGCGTTCTCGGCGGTGAGGGTGCGAACAGCTTTCCAAAGATCGTTGACAAGGTAGCTTGTCCCCATGTGCATCATGGGCATCTGCCCCGGTAGGCTTAGGGTGCTGAACGCATTCACACGCTCCTTGAGATCGTCCAGCGTCCCCGCCTCGCGGTCCTTCTGGATTTCATCGGGGGTCATAGCAAAGCCCTCGCAGCCGCCGAAATTCGCCTCAGATTTACGGAAATCTGAACCACCGAAGCGTCTGTTTGGTTGCCGCCGTGCCGGTAGGTGCGATACAGAAAATTGTCGCCAGTCGCCTTGGCAACTTCCTCCATCGTCTCACAGGCGAAAAGCAGTTCCCGCTCAAGACGCGCAATGCGCTTGATCGCCGTCTCCATAGCCGACTTAGCGCCGACCATCTTCTGAATGGCTTCTTTTTCTTTCGCGATTTCTTCTTCGGTTTTCATACTCATTCTCCCTCATATCCGGGCCTCATGACGAGGCTGTCTTTCCAGTCGATTGCGGTTAGGTCGTCAAAGTGTTTCAAGTCGGTCATTCCATCATCCTCATGATGCAGCCCGCTGTTTCGCAGGCCATGTGCAGGTGGTTGCGCGGTCCGCCGATGGCGAAATGAACCGTGCCGCCGCATTCGGGGCAGGTCTTGCGAGCATGTGTGACCTTGGTGGCCAGCATCTGCTTTTTCGCCTTCATGGCGTATGGCAGGATTTTGGCGACGGTGGCCTTGAAGCCATCAATATTTCCGGTCATTCCCGTTCCTCCATCTGCCGGTCGCGGTATTGCTCATAGGCGTAATCCCCATCTGGCTCTGCGCAGGTTTCGCACTCGACTTCGCCCGTGCCTTCGCAGATCGGGCACTCGACGCCATCGGCAACCTCGCCATCACCGCCGCAATTCATGCAATCGTGCTTCTTGTGCCCGTCGCATTCGGGGCACTGATCATCAGCAGGCCCTTGCAGCCGCCATGCGTCGTATCCGTGTATGTTCACTCCCGTTCCTCCATTGGCACAGCCATAGCCGCGACTTGCGCCTTGAACGCCTCGCCAGCGGGGCAACGGCAGGCGGTAATGGTGAACAGGTCGCCCGTTTTCAGGCCCATCAGGTAGGGTGCCTTGGTGTAGCCAGCGCCATGGCAGGTGGGGCAGGGGTCAGTCATGATTTCCAACCCTGTGCGTTGCGTATTTCTCATAGTGAAACTTGCTCCATGAATTCGGGTGTTCGCAACACTTGTGAATCCACTGATCCCGCCCGATCTTTGAATATTTGTGGTGCGTCCTGATGGGGTTTCCGCAGTTCAGGCAGATGCGGGCAAAGGTGCCCTTGGCAGTTTTATGCGCGTCGCACCTGTCTTGCGGGTTTGCCACCACACGCGGCGTTCCTGTCGGGACAAACAGCGGGATCGGGGCGGTGCAGAACCAAAACCCGTCGCTAGGCATCTGCGAACCAAATTCGCAGGTCGTGCAGTTGCGCGGGTTCGGGCGAGGCTTTGCGTTGCACTCAGCAAGTGGGCCGTATGGCCTGCCGTCCGGCCCCATTACCGTTCCGGGCGTGAAACGCCTTGCTTGCCGAGGGTCCATCACAGCACCCCCGCCAGCCCAAAACCATGAGCAATCGGGGGGTCGGCCTCGACACATTCCCGGCGCAATAGGGCGGTGCAAATGCCCTTCGTGATGTCACCCCCCGTGCATTTCCAGCGCAGTGCATGTATCATCTGGGGCCGCGTGGATCGGGCCGTGGCAGCAACGCCAAGATCGGTGCAGAGCGACCTAAGCTCTCCGGCCCAAAGCATATCGAGCGCCGTCCACGGCAGGCACTGCGTCACGACCTGGCGCGGCTCCTGCCACGCCGCGCACCCCCATGTTCTCCCCGCCTCCGCACCGGCTTCAGGAAATGCCCAGACAGTAGCGCCTCGCGCCTCAGGAGGAGAACCTTTGGAGTTAATCGGGCCGTTTTTATAAGCCGGGGAAATGAGAAACTTCTCGTGGATCGCAGCGATGACGTGATGAGCCATGCCTCTCATCGCTGCCACCTGCGCCGGGAGGCGGTCCAGCTTGTCCTTTTTGCTCTTTACCTCGACCGCAATAATTTCTGACGCCCCGACAGATATGAGGTCGATCCGGTTTGGCCCCTGACAGGCGTTCTGAATCTCGTGAATGATCCGATGCGTCGGGCGCAAGGCCCTGAGCCGCTTAACGACAGCATCTCTTACTTCCGCCTCGTCTGAGCTGCGATAGGAGGGCATCACAGCACCCCCGCCAGCCAAAGCACGATCAGCGTGAACACCGCAGCCCCGCCAGCGATGGCAGGAGCGATCCGCCACGGCGGGCCGTAGTCGTAATCCGCCTCCTGAGACGACGGCATATAGCGGGTGTGGGTGGTCAGGGCGCCGGGAAAGCCGGTTGTCAGGATTTCCGATGCGTTCCCCGTTTGTCTGGCACTGTTGTCAGAACCGACAGGGGGCTGATTAGAGGCGTCTTTCCAATCGGTTGGGTCGGTTTTGCCGTGCGGCTTTGCAATCCGCTGCGTAACCTCTCCGCCAACCCGCCTTCCCTTTGCGATTACTGGCTTTTCTCCGGCACCGCAAGCCGGGTTGTCAGAAGTTTTTTTCCGGTTGTCAGTTTTCACGATTCGTCGCCCTTACGTTCCACAGCCGCCACCACCGCCGCCACAATCGCCTTGATCATGTCTTGCAGGTGGCGCGGCACCCACATTTCCAGACGCACCTTGCCATCGGCCTTCTGCCGTTCGCGGTGTTCCCTAACCTTCTCAGAACCTGATTTGCTCATACGCTCAATCTGCCATTATTTCCGGTAACTGTCAAGCGCCTCGTTTTGCGATTGCCGACCTTGCAAGCATTATTTGCCTAGCCATTCCCGCATATTTCGCAATCATGGCTTTCGACAGGTGACCGGAAATAGCGCCGATTTCCTCGTCCGTGCAGACGACGTGCGGTGCCTCAACGAATCTTTAGCTCGTTTTTCGCCCTTCAAAAAGATGATGCCAGCGGCCTTGCGGGTGCCCCATCAGAACCACTCCCCAAGCATGTCATCTACCTCTTTCAGATACCCGTGATCGGGGCCGTATTTCTTGCGCCAAGTCTCTTTGCCGTTGTGGATGGCGTCGGGGCCGTCTTGGTGGTGCG